TATATCTCTAAACTCGTTGTGGTATGATAGTTGTCCTTCTACTGTTTTAGGTTGCCATTGTTTTTTTAATCTGTTTGATACACGACCTATAATATTTATGGCTACGTCGTGAACAGCTCTAGGTATTCTGTAAGATTGTGTTAAATTTAATAACTTTCCCTTTTGTGTGATAAATCTGTTTACATCTGCACCAGCCCATCTAAATATTGCCTGGTCGTCATCCCCAGCTATGAAAGAATCTTCTGTTTTATTCCAAATGCTTTTGGCCATGTCCCATTGCATAAAAGATAAATCTTGTGCTTCGTCTATAAATACAACATCAAATTTTGGTGACTTATCTGATTTAGTAAAATGAAATATCATGTCTGTAAAATCTATAAGACCATAATCTTTCTTGTATCTATCTAATTCATTTGATAAAATTCTCAAATTTTTTACAGATACATCTTGTGTATGCTCTTTTAAATTAAACTGCTGCTCTGGTGTAATTCCTCTTAATCTTGCTAAGTGTATAATACGTAAGTAATCACTTTTTGTAGTAAACAAACCACTAAATTCTTCATCGTAATCATTGTAATCTACAAATATTTTTATTTTTTTACCTAAATCTTCATAATGTCTTTTCTGCATAACCTCTTGTTTTTTAATACCAAGTTTTTGGAAAGCTAAAGAATGTAGAGTTCTAAAATAAGGAAGGTCATCTTCGCTCAAATCAAATTTTTTAATAGCTCTTTCTTTTGCTTCATTTGCTGCTTTTTTAGTAAACGCAAAATATCCAATTTTATCCGGAGCTGTTTGTTTTAAACAATTGTCCACTTCATTAAGTAATGTATGAGTCTTGCCTGTTCCTGGGGGTCCTAATACAATTGTTTTCATTAAAACGGATCATCCTCTTTTAATTTTTTTTGTGTGTAATTATTTTCTGGTCTTTCAAAAGCATCAATAATCATTACACTTGGTCTTTTCTTACCAATAATTAACCTATCATCTTTACAATCACAATGTTCTTTCAACATTTGCTGAGTAGGTTGAGCTTTCTCCCCCCATTTTTTTCTTTGTAGGTATCCATGAAAAAATTTACTAAATATAAAATAATGTTTTCCCTCATGAGTCCAAACGTTCCCACGTAATATATCTTCTTTGGTTGTACTCTTTGCTGTTCTGTTAGTACAAAATTCTTCCAAGTGGTCCTGGAGTTGATCTAAAATAGATGATCCCTGTGGTGCTTTAACAATCTCTACACCAGCTAATAGAAGATCAACATATTTATCAAATTCATTTGGTTTAATTCTAGAAGGTTTTTTATTTATTTGTTTCGTAACCGTTCGTCTAAATAATCTTTGGTCCATAAGACAGTCTATGTTGTCTAATTTAACTCTTTCCCCATCTACATTAACCCAATAGTATGGTTCGTCTAACTCCACTTTTTGTAGATCACTTAGTTCAGGAAAGATTGATTCTCCTCCAATTCCAAACTTTCTACTTCTACATAATTTTTTATCACAATGATTACACATTGGTTCTTCATTACATTTAAAACCTAATTCTTTTTTTCCATGAAATTTTATTTTATCTTGAATTGTTTTGTCGTCTAATGGAGTTTCAAAATATTTATAATTAAATTGATTAATTCTGTTTTGCCAGTCTTCTGGCCACTTCCTTTTTGCGTATTGTATATACTGATAGATCACTCGGTCTCTTCCATCTGTTAATTTATTTTGAGTTAATGATTCTATGCATGGTGGTCCATCGCTAAATTCTGATTCTGGTCTTTTTATCTCTAGTCTTTCTAAGGCTTCCGGTGTTAATTTATTTCTTTCGTATAAACCGTAGAAGCCAGTCATTCCTGCAGCCTCTCCATTTTCCAGGAAGGCATACCTCGTTGTATCATCCCCATTAAAATAAGGTAGGTTAAGAAAATTCCCTGTATCCTCTTCTGATTTTAATTCAACTTGTTTTGGAAAGACTTCCGATCCTCCGTAACCTAATACTGCGCTAACAGATAATAGTTTATCTCTCATTAATTGTGCCGTGACAGGAACTGTGGTGAAACAAAATACATGTGCCCCACCACTTTTAGACCTGAATACCACGAGCGGTAATTTTAATAATTTTATTTTATTGATTAGTTTTTGATGATCAAATCCGGCATAAGAATCTATATCTAGACAACCCCATATGCATTTATTTTCATCATTAATTGGAATAATTCCTAAACTTGGTTCTGTTCCTTGTAAATGTCTAAGCCACATATCATCTGTGACCGCTTCTCTTTTAACAAAAGATTTTCCTTTGATCTTCTCGCCATCGACACCCTTCTTGTCTACGAAGGTAACTCCGTGCGCACGTTCCAATCCTGTAAATATTTCTTTAAACCGATTCATAAATATTTGTGACGGGCGGATCCACTCTCGCTTCGCCGCCCGACTCCTAGGAATTAGTATGGAGTATCCTGTTTGTCTTCGTTACCGTGTTTGACTTGCACATCACCTTTGCCTAATCTTTCAGCAAAGCCTTTTGCAACACCATACACATTTTTATCTGTAACGGGACCTACTTTAGACACTTCCCATCCAAACCATGTTCCCTTGTCATTCGACATTTGAACAGTTTTTAGATTATAAATGTGGCTGTAAGTTGGCGGTGTGAATAAACCATTTTTGCCTGGCATCTTAATCCCCATCATAATTGAATTCCATTTACGACTAATTTTTAATTGAGTCGCTTTCATAGAAATCAAAGCTGTCTGTGGATTATCACCTAAGACTACTACAAAATGATTTGCAGTGTTCTCAAGATAATTACCATTTGGTAATCTATCTTTAAATGATTTATCTCTTGTGGTTGTACTCACAATATCACTATCAGCGTTATGGATAGCTACTGGAGCACCTTTACCCTCACCTCTATCTGCCCATTCTACGTATTTTCTTTCGTAGAAAACTGGCAATACATCTATCCCTTTAGCACCATCATAAATTTCATTTGTGACAGTGTTGAGAATCATGCCTGGTTCTGCACCTTCGACATATTTCCCATCCCTCTTATTAACTTCAGGAGATAGTTGTCCTAAGACTTTCAGAAATGGTAATGCAAGATCTTCTTGCGTCATGTTCTGAGAGCCAGCATTTGCATCAGCCTCGAATAAGTTCGTAGACAATGCACCTGCATTTTCTTTTTTTGCTACTTCGTTCATGTTTATTGTTTCCTTTTTATTGTAGTTTTATTTCCAACAAATACGTTGAAAATTTCCGTTGGCATTTCTTTACCCGCCTCTAGACGCTCACGGACTAGCGCTTTCAAAGTCATGGGTTCTACCTTCAACTTTTGTGTCGGTTCAAACCCGTGACCCTTTGCAAGTTCGGCATAATCAGCCGCCTTGTTATCTTCGTTGCGACCAAAAGACACGGATATCTCATTTTTGATTATGTCTCCCAATCCATTTTGACGAAGCCAGTTAAACGCAGCTTCCCTGTTTGCTACAGTTATAGTTGCGCTATAATTTGGTTTAACATCTACTGAAGAACCATCCATAAGTTTTAAATGAGATAAACCCATTTCACTCATCATAGTTGGAATAACTTCTCCTGATATATGTTCTAATTCTTTTTTAGTGTTCTTCATATTTTCTTCTTGAAGCTCAAGTCTTTTTTGAAGATCTTCTAATCTCTCTACTTGATCTGCTAAAGATTGTATATTGTCAGTTTTTTTAATGACCTGCTGTTGGTCTTGTTCAAAATCTATAGACATATTACATCTCCACCACTAAGTTAATTTGCATTTTAGGTAATTCAACTTCTAGAAATCTTACAAAAGTTATATCTAAATTTTTATCTATCTCTAAAAATGAATCTCCTATTCCTACATTTATAGGAACATTTTTTAATTGTCTGACTTGAAAAACATCTCGTGCTATTCTTTTCAAGTGTACTTCTCTTTCTATATTACTCATCTATTTTACCTTTCTCGTATAAGTCTATTGTAATAGGATAATATTTTCTTTCTTGTTTATCCCATTTTAGTAAATTGTATTTACCATTTGTAATGTCAGAAACTATTGAGCATGCTACACCAATAATTGCAGGGTCACCAGTTAATAATAAATAATCTTCTGTTGTAAAATTTTTTAAAGCTTTTCTAAGTTTAAAAATTAATGGTCCAGGAGAAAATATTATTTGTGAAAGTTCTGGTAATAAAAAAACAAAATCACCATATTCTCTAGCACCCATAATATTTATTTTAGGTCTGCCTTCAGCAGTACCAGCAATGTGTTGTATTACATAAACTTTATTTTCTTTCATGCTTGACAATATAGGTCTTTAACATT